GAGGTAGCGTTCGTCGTCCCCGTCGTACTCGCGGAACTCGTCGTCGAACCCCATATCGCACTCCTGCACGACCATGTCGTCCTCGTCGCTGTCCGTTTCTTCATCTTCGTCGTCGGGCAGGATGGATCCAAAGACCCTCCCGGTGACATTCATGGCACACCACTTCATACCGTATTCCATGTCCAGTGCCGTTACAATGTTCCTGCCAGTGGCCTTGCAGTACTCTGCAGCCACAATCACAGAATTCTCCAGAACGGGCTGGATGGCGTTCATGGCCGCTTCAATCATCTGTTCCTCGCGACTCATTATTATTTTTTAAAATGTCCCTTTTCTTTAAGAGAGGATCATGTTGAAGCCTCCAGTTGGATTCAGTGGAGACACTGGGACGGGTGCTCTAACTGGTATCAATGCCGTTGGTCCATCGGAAAACTTTTTATATAATGATGACCCCGCAATGACAAATAGTTTTAATGAATACACACATACAACACCTTATTACAGATTTTATACACCTGTTTCTACCAGTTTTCTAGGTCAAGAAATACGTCATGTGTTTGAACCAAAGCAGATGGGTGATCTTATGACTGGACTGATGTTGAAATTCACATTCCCAACCACGTCTGTGCCAACTCCTTGTGCTCAAAATTTAGGTCTATCAATGATAAAAAGAATAGATTTATTTATCAACGATGAAAAAATACAGTCGTTAAAGGGTGATTGGATGTCGATCTACGAAACGATGCATTCTTCAAATCAAGATCGTGAAAATATTCTTGGGACAATGTACAATTTCGGAACAACTTACGATCAAAAAAGTGTAGTAACATCTTATCCCAAAGAATTATATTATCCCATACCATTTTTCTTTAATAATCATTACAATGATACTAATGTTGATACTACGTCATTTCGTCCACCACTTCCTCTATGTGCACTTTATAATTCTAAAATAACTATAGTAATAAACTTTTTAACATTGGAAGAAATTGTAGAAGATGTATCTGGGTTTTCTTCGGGTGCAGATCTTTCTAATTTTATGTTTGTAACCGAGGAAGTAAAACTTTCAAAAGAAGAACGTTATTCATTTTTATACAAAAATATGAATTATCCAATTGAAAAAGTAAATGATGAAAGTGTAGAACTTGAACCAAGCTCTCAAGAGGCAACATTTCGGTATTATCTCAATAGTTATTACACATCTAGATCAATATTATGGACTTTCAAATTAGATCAAGGACTGTCTTACAATCCCGATTTTTACAGTCCGATTATAAAGGCTAGACTGAATTCATTAAGTAAATCGGACAGAAGTGAATTTGAAAAACCTTTATTCTTTAAACAATTTCAGTCTTATGTTCATGATTTTTACACGAATGGTGGATTTTATTCATATAGTTTTTCTGAAAATCCATTAAATGTTATATATGGAGATTATGAATACGCAACACCTAGACCACAGAGTGCTTACATTGATATGATTTATACATCAGTTTCAAAAATGTTTCTCACTGTTTATTATTTGTCTGTAGTCAATTTAAACATAAATAATGGTATGGGATATATTAATTAGTTATATGTTGGGAAAGACATTCCAACATTATCAAACATTAATTTTGAAATACCGTTTTCTATACAAAGTAAATTTATAGAAAGGGGAAATATGTTTAGTTTTATTGTATCTGAGTTTTTTCCTTTGGCATCAATTCTGAAATATGGATTTGTCACGCGTGAAAAATTTATAGAACCATTTGGTATTGTTATGTTCATAGGATCTTTACAAAACGCGAGTGCATATATGTAACCACGATATGCGTCCGAACCGGATAGAATATTTTGGTTCGAACCAGGAAAATGAGAATAATATTGAAACCCTCTCAATAATTGGAATGTTCCCACTTCTCTTTGTAATATTAAATTATCATCCAGTTTTATTTCCAATGAATTTAAGAAGTCATTGTAGTCGGTTGTGGTTTCTTCGTGCGACGCAAGCTCTCGTGAATAATCAAATGGCGTAGTTGTTTCAGTCGAAGTATTTTTAAAAGCAAAAAATAGTGCTTTCACTGGATTATTTATATAAGGTTTTAGCACAAAAATAGAATCACCCGTATACTCATTTGTTGTATACTGGAATTGTTCGATTGGATAAAATAATGGATTTTTAATTAATGTATCAACAACTTCTTCTGGTGCATAACCATATTCTATTCGCAAACTAACATTGACATTTATATCTCCACTATCTACTCCGCCCCATCTTTCTGCTTTCCTGATACCTACGTCGATTTCTACTTCATGAAGGTTCAAGGCACATAATGGAATAGCCAAATTTTTGTTTCCATTAAACCAGAATTTGAGAGGGACTTGAAGTCGATAAGGTCGCGGAAATTGATCTGTATCTGTGAAAGGAAACCCCGGACCTCCCCCCAACATGCGGTATAGTTGCACAATTGAAAATGTTTCTTTTTCTACATTTTCTACATTTAAGCGCAAGTTTAACGTTTCGCCAGACTCTTGTTGAATTTTGGTTCCTCCAATAATCAATGTTACATAATCAATCATGGCATGTGCTTGATTTAACCTGGCACTTTGTGCACTTTTGTAATCAATCAATAAATACATTTTTGTTATAAAATCACCATGTCTTGGTATTGAAAATTTTCCATTAGACCCGTAATTGATGGATACCGGCTCCGTGTCAAAGCTCTGAGTAAGAAAATTGCATTTTTTCGTGAACACTGCTTTGAAAGGAGTTTCCATTATTCTAATAATTAATTACATTTTAACTATAGTGATATGTACACGCGATCATATAACATATTTTAAAATATAGCAATGTTTTAAGAGAGGGACTATGGTAGAACCTCCAACTGGATTTCATGGCAGTACAGGCGTTGGTGCATTGACTGGCATCAGTGCGGTCGGACTGCAGGACACGTTCCTATATTCAAAAGAAGAGTCGCCCACATCACATACGCATAAATCATTTACCCAAACAACGCCATGCTATCGATACTATAAACCCATTCAAACTAAATTTTTGGGTCAAGAGATACGACATGTTTTCAAACCACAAGAGATGGGCGATCTCCTCACGGCTCTGATGTTGAAATTTAGATTGCCATCATCCGTCGAGCCCGTTTCTTGTCTTTACAATCTTGGTGTTTCCATGATTGAACGTATAGACCTGATTGTAGGTGATGAATTAATACAATCACTTGAAGGAGATTGGATGTCAATGTACGAGTCTATGCATTCTACAAATCAAACTAGAACTAATACACTTAATCTTATGTTTAATTTAGGAAGAGAATACAATCAACAAAAAACACTGATCCCGAATGACACAACTCAAGTATTATTTTTCCCTATACCATTTTTCTTCAATAGCCATTACACGGATAATAATGTAAACACAAAATCATTCAAAACCCCTTTGCCTTTGTGTGCACTCAAGACTGAAATAACTATTGTTATTAAATTTTTACCTTTTGAAAATATAGTTTCAGATATCACACAATTCAACCCAGATGCGGATATAACAGATTTTTTGTTCATTACAGAAGAAATCATCTTAACAAATCAAGAACGTCTGGCGATTATGACAATTCCACAAATTTATCCTATTGAAAAAATAATAACCGAAAAAGACCAATTACCTATATCATTGGATAGATCATACAGATACTACCTAAATAGTTTGTATTCATTTAGGGCGATATTCTGGAATTTTAAATACGAACAAGGAAATTCATTTAATCCAGAGTACTACAGTCCAATCAAAAAGGCCAGAATTGACACACTTGGAAAAACAAATAGGAATGAATTTCAAAACCCATTATTTTTTCAAGAATTTCAATCATATATTCACGATTATAACAACCACGGAACATTTTATGGTTATTCATTTTCGGAACAACCACTGACTGTCATAAGTGGAGACTACGAGTATAAACCACCAAGACCTCAATCTGCATTTCTTGAATTTACTTACAGTGCAGCTCCAGTAGGATATACATTATGGTCTGAATTTTTTAGTCAAGGAGGACAAAATTTTAATCTCAATTATAACAATATTTTTTTAGACACAAGTGTTAATTCAATTTTAAGTTTTAATTCTGGACAGTATTCCAATTTTATGACTGACATTGCTAGGGTGGGAATTCCCACAACCTCTTATTCCGATACCACAAATTTATCAGACCCATACATTATGCGTTTTGAACCATGGACGGGAGGTGGAAATATCAAAATATCTTCCACTAGCTACGTAAATATAAACTCGGATACACTAGGATTTCCTTTATCACCTTCGTCAAGCATCACTATGAAAATATTTTATCTAACCATTGTGAAATGTCTTTTTAAAGATGGCAGTGCATCAATTATATAAAACGAGGTGGTAAATTATTCTTGTAAGGAAATGTCATTTTAGCAATACCATTTTCTATATAAAGAAAATTTATACTAAGTGCGTACAATTTTAAATTTATTTCATCCGTATTTTTTCCTTTCGTGGATATTTTAAATTTTTGATTTTTCACAAGTGAAAAGTTGATTCCTCCATTAGGCATGACACGATTCATTGGATCCTTGCATAACGCGAGTGCATAAATGAAACCACAATATCGTTCGTAAGGCCCTAAAATATTTTGAGTTGCACCAGGGAAGTGTGCGTAATATTGAAATCCTCTTAGCATCTCAAATGTACCCACTTCCTTTGGCATTAATATTTGTCCATCCAAGTCAACTTCAAGCCAATTTAAAAAATCATTTTCATTCACATTTTTTTGTATCTTTATTTCACGACTATAATCAAATGGTGCAGTCGTTTCCGTTTCTTTATTTTTGAATAATAAAAATAATGATTTTATAGGATTTATAAATGTAGGTTTAATTTCAATAACACTGTCGTTCGTATATTTTTTTGAATAATATTGAAATTGTTCAATAGGTAAGATGAAAGGTTTTTTAGATAGTGCAATCATAATTTCATCTGGAACGTAGCCGTATTCTACTTGCAGACTTGCCCTTATATTGTTAATACCAGAATCCACACCACCCCAACGACTAGATTCGCGTATTCCCACTTCAACTTCAACTTCTTGATACCTTAAAGCAAAAAGAGGAATCGCTAAATTTATGTTACCATGAAACCAAAAATCCAATGGAATTTGCATGCGGTATGTTCTCGGATATTGCAGCGTATCGGTGAAAGGAAAATCAGGTCCTCCGCCCAACATCCTATAAAGCTGTACAATTGAAAATGTTTTATCTTCCACTTCACTCACATTCAGTCTAAGATTTAGTGTTTCCCCAGATTCTTGTTGAACGGTTGTTCCGCCGATTATCAAGGATACATAATCAATCATTGCATGTGCCTGATTTACGGATGTACTTTTTGTACTTTCATAGTCTAACAAAAGATACACGCGAGTCAAAAAATCACCATGACGTGGTATCAAAAAACTCTTGTTTGTTCCAAAATTTATATTTTGTGATTCTGTGTTAAAACTCTGTGTAAGAAAATTGGTCTTTTTGGTAAACACAGCTTTGAATGGAGTCTGTTCCATATTCTATTATGAACCACCTTTATTTTTTCTCGATAATTTCGAGAATCTTGTTCTTTACCGTCTCGTAACTCATCTGCGATCTCACCTCACTCTGAACCCATTCTGATGTTGTTTCCAGATCATCGTTATAGACCTTCTCCATGGCTTCTGCGGTTCCCATCACGCTTGGCTTGACCCACCAAGCACTCTGCATGTGATTGAAATGACGTTGAACAGGTGGCACCGATACTCCATACCAACAATAGTCATGCATTGCACCGAATCGTGTGGTGACCACTGGCAACCCATAGTATTGCGCTTCCAATTGTGGAATTCCGAAACCCTCCGAACACGATCCACACAAGTACATGTCGGAACACTTGTACATTTTTTGAAGCGTAGTCTCATCAAGCGTATTCTCTGTAAATTTGATGGCGTGGTCTGGTATCCCCAAAGTCTTCACAAGCAATGGAACATCATACACTCGCGCATGATTGAGTGTCGGCGCGTGCACCCACAACAAGGCTTCTGGATGTTTTGCAAGAAATTCCTTGAAGGCCATCAACGTCGTGTCCAGTGATTTTCTCCCACTCTGTTCGTAGTTCCCTGCCAACGTGCATATCACATACTTTGTGTCATCAATGTTGAAGTCCTTTCTGATTTTAGATTTCGTGTCCGTCGGAGGGAGAGGTGTATTAAATTCAATCACGTGAGGAACCACATAAGTGTCCCGTCCCATCTGACGCTGAACCCTTTCACGGGTCGAAGGACACAGTGAAATAATGTGCTTGATCTTTCCAAGAGCCGCTACAGTGGGCAAATCGATCGGTTCGTAGTGCAAAGGAAACCACAAATAGGATGTACATGCAATCTGATCCTGAGTTGAAGTCTCAAGTAAAAATATGTCCTGCAGGAAGAAAATGGCATCTGCGTTGGTCCTCTTGATAAATTCGTTGATGTCTGCGATCTTGATCACACAAGGAAATTTTTCATACGGACCCAAAATGAAATTCACCATAGGATTGTCAAGAAGACCTTGGGACCACGGGTCTCTGGTTTCATTTGGAAGAATGTTGTTGTTCACCAAATCTCTAAATGAAAGCACACCCACATGCTTCACGCCACACAGACCCCACAGTAACATAGTCACCGTGTGACCCCTCTCGTTGAACATCTTGATGAGGTGCTTGAGCTGGCTAGGGTAACCACCTTTTGCACCAAAGAACGGCGTACCATTACTCGACAACAGGATGTGCATTTACTAAAAATGTGTCTGTATCGTTTAATTGAAAAGAAATAATATTGTCATCGTCATCCCTGACGGGTTCGTGGTGACTAGGAACTTGAAAGTGTGATCTGACCATGTCTTCATAATAGTATTCCAGTTCTTCATTTTCAAAAATATTCCCAGATGGATCGCCGAGTAGAGTGTCACGGGCATGAAGATAATCCAAGAAGGCCTCAAATGAGTGGTGGTGGAGCCACATGAACTCGACGTACCTTTTGTGCCTCCACGACTGATCAAAGAGTTTTAGTAGAAAAGCACCTATCATCGGGGTGGTGTTGATGCTTCTGTGCCTGATCATCTTTCCAGTGATCTCCCTTCGATGAATGTTAGATAGATTCATTTTGTAACACGCGCGACACAAATTCCAACGGGTACTGGACTTGGGTTTGTTATAAACCCTCGCCATGAATTCTAGTGGAACTTGGTTCTCCCTCTGAAAATAATCGAACGCATAGTTGACAAATTCATGTACACTGGTCCACTGCAAAGGTACACCGCACCAGCGACACGTTGTTTTTGGATAAATCATTACTAGCTACGAGTGGTATTATTTCTTTAACCGCAATGATATGTACACCCCACAAATGATGCCTTGTAGACGTTACCAGTATCCGTGAGATACTGTTCCTTTGAAATAGTGCTCAATGAGTTTTCTTCCGACATGGAGAGGTATCGCGTGTTGTTACCTTCAAAGTTGCAATCCTGAAGAATTTTTGCCACAGTGTAATTCGCCTTGCGTGTTCCTTCTTGGCGAACGCCGTATCCAGACAACGTAGAGGATACTATGTAATCTCCGCTCGTCAATGATCCATTGGCATCGCAGACCCATATGGCACCTTCGCCGACGGCATTGAATAATCCATCTCCTCTAGAAACACCAAAAACATTTGGATCTTTGTGAATTTTGGATACGATAACATCTGAAATGACATCATTCATTGTATAAACGCGTGAATCATTTACAGAAACAATCATACCTTCTTCTGGAATTTCATTTATTTTTCCGCTATGAGCACCCGTAAAACTTAAAAATGATGTTGCCGTAAATGTGCCTGTATTGTTTATAGTAACATATGTATTACTACTTTGAGTAGCATCTTCAACGCCAATGTACATAAGACCTGAAGTGTTTTGTCCTATTACTCCAAAATTATTACCTTGATTTATTCTTATCGAAGTAGTTTCAGTTAAATCAAATACATCAGAAATTTCAGTTTGCGCAAGTTCTATAAACTGTTTACTATTTGTTCCAAAATTTGTTGTGAACCCTGAAATTTCAATTTTTCCATTGTCATTATCTAAAACTGTAAAATTATTACCACAAGAAACATGTTTAATTGGGGTAATATTATTTGGTAGATGTGTAAATATGCTTACTGAATTAATTGCACCAAGACCAAGTTGACCTATAAAATTATCACCAGTTCCGCTTACATTTCCATTTGAAATTACGACAGATGTCTCTTTTCCCGTACTTATAGCATCTGCATAAATTATGGGTTCAGTCTGTGTAAATGACATTTTATCTGACGTATTCCCAATTCCAAGTTGACCATAACTGTTGCGACCAGTTCCATAAACATAGTTGTTGGTTCCTATCATCATTGTATGTGTACCTCCGCATGAAATTGTTTTAACTTGAACTGGTGTTGTTATCTCGGTGAATACACTCGTGTCCGTTGTCGTCCCGTTGCCAAGTTGCCCATAGTTGTTTCGTCCCGTTCCAGAAAGTGAATTATTGGTTCCTAGTATCATCGTATGTGAACCTCCGCATGAAATTGTTTTAACTTGAACTGGTGTTGTTATCTCGGTGAATACACTCGTGTCCGTTGTCGTCCCGTTGCCAAGTTGCCCATAGTTGTTTCGTCCCGTT